CATATTATGCGTTTTATGGCCGATTAACATATTCATTTTATTTTGCGAATAAAATGAAACACACTTGTAGTATATTTAGCGGGAATTGTTTATATGATTTTGGGTATTATATTTTGGACTTTTGGACTTTTGGATATTAAAATATATTTAGATACTATATATCGAAAATGAGGTACGGTAATCCGTTTTCTGCATCTAACCGAAATGTAATGGGCTCTAACGCTTGGACTGACCAAAACCAGGGCGGCGGGTCTAAGAAAGCCGGTCTTGCACCAAGAGTTGGCCTTGATTCGTGGGGTAAGATTTACTATAACGAGCGTGGCTTGACCAATACTCTGGTTTTCACCCAGACGGCTCCTTACCGAGTGCCACTATATTCCAACTCGAACTTGCCAATTGGTACTTTGCCAACTATCCATAGGCGTTAAATATGAATCCCCTGGTTTTATAGGATGGAAATAATAGGATGACTTTTATCCTATTATTTTACGGAATTGACATTATATGGGCTTACCGTCTTCTGCGCGACGAACGTCTTCGCTTAGAAAATCGGCGTTTGGACGACTTTCCGCGTCTTCCGTATAGTTTAGTGCGGTTGCGACCATACATCTGATTGGCCGCGACCAAAAGAGCGGGGACGGCGACATTCGTCAGACCATATCCACCGGTCATTTTAACTGTCTCATTTCCGCCGGCCATTTTAGTTTGCTCATGATTTCCGCCCTTGTAGACGCTTTGTCCACCGGTCATTTTAGCCGCGCAGTCGCTTCCACCCATTTGTTTAACATCGGCATTTCCACCAACCATTTTAGCAGCAATTACGTTACTGGTTCCTCCGCCAGGAAGTTGACCAACCGCCGTTTGTTGACCAATCCCACCATACACCTGACTGGTATAATCAGCCGCTCCACTGCCGCCATACATACGCTTTCTCGAAGACATATTTCGCTTAGTTGAACCTCGCCTAGATGATTTAGCCATTATATATATTATTCGATATATTATTTTCATGCAAATCTTAGGATTCGGCAAATTCTCGGGATATTCTGCTAAATATAACCGGTTGATATACAATTTTCATCAAAACAAAGAGATTGGCTAAAGTAATCACCAAAAGTAGAACGCTATAAATACAAATGAACCAAACGTAAATGTATATTTCATTATAGACAATATTGACAATCGGCCGCACAAAATTGCTTATTTCTTGGCGTATATGGTCCTTTTTCAAATATTCGAACATTTCGTCTTTGATATTATTCATCCCACCGTAGTTGTATTTTTCGCACATTTTTTGGGGTTTTTATACAACGCATTCCATGTGAGTGAGTGAATGCGCGCGCACGCGCGTTTCGATATAAAAACAATAATATCCAATATAGTATCTTAGAAAATGACCGAAATACACGAACCCGGCACCGATTTCCCGTTTAATAAATTGATATTGTGTCCACCTACGATTGTCTCGAGTGGCAATTATTTCATCAAGTTCAAATACGAGGATGGACCATTGTATATACAATGCCCTAAATGTACTACAAAGCAGGGGATTGTGAAAGCGGGAAAAAAGTATTTTTGCGATTTATTATTGTCGAACGAGAACCACGAATTCATTGAGTGGATAGAGAATTTAGAAAACTATTCGCAAGAGGTCATATACAAAAATCGGGAAAAATGGTTCGAGGCGGGTTTAGAGAAACACGATATTGAGAATTCGTTCCTGTCTACCCTAAAGACATTCAAATCGGGGAAGTTTTATACGGCACGTACGAATGCTCCCTCCATCTTAGGAAAATGCACTCTCAAAATATACGACGAGGAGGAAAATGACGTGGATATGACGGCAATCAAAGATACGACCCAAATCATTAGTATTTTAGAAATCCAGGGAATCAAGTGCTCCTCCCGGAGTTTTCAAATAGAATTCGAGCTCAAACAGATGATGGTCATCAAACCGAGTAAACTATTCGAGAAGTGTATTATAAAAACACGGTCCGAGGCGATTCCTGAGGCGAATCATACCAGTAGTCCTCCACAACGTACAGAAAATATAATGATGAAAACGACACCGGTATTCGAGTTAGATGCCGACGACGATGACGATGCTCGCGAAACCGATGAAAACAAAGATGATGTATTGGACAAGCCAGTGGAGGTCGAAAATACGACTATTTTAGACGAAACCGTAAAAACGCCCCCTTTAGCAAACGCCGCATTGTCGACGACCAAACCGCCCCTGGTTCGCAGTGGTAAACCGGAGATAAAAGTAAGCGGAGCCGCAAAACCCGATTCCGGTGAAATTGAGGAAGTCGACCTAGATTTAGCGGAAATTCCGGAATCCGAAACCGTCCAATTAAAAAATCGGAATGAGGTGTATTATCAAATGTATAGGGACGCTAGGCGAAATGCGAAAATCGCCAAAGATTTAGCGCTTTCGGCCTATTTGGAGGCGAAACGTATTAAGAATACGTATATGTTGACGGATTTAGACGATAGTGATGAAAGTGATATTGAGAATGGAATGGAGCAATAATTGGCAATACACATTATCTTAGTAAAACCATATTTGGATTGCAATAGGATGCATTTTATTTTGTACTGGTGTCAAAATATTTTGTCCGAATCCCTAAGAATATGAATATATAGGAATAATGATGGATACGCGAATTAATAATACCATAAAATAATTTTATCCCCCGTTTATATAAACAGATGTTTAAGGAGATTCTATCAAGTCTGAACAAGTTCTCTGGCAAACGTTGGATTCCAATTGGTATAATTATATTGATTGCCGCTTTGTTTTTCTATTATTCTTCGTCGAAGACGGGTGTTTTAGACAAAATGACTCTTGGTGATAGTGGCGCCCCTTTGAGTGATTATGCCGGTTCGGCTAAAGCTCCAAGTGCACATGGTCCAACTCCATCGGATTCTAAGATTCCCCATGGTTCCGGATATGCTCTGCAGCCAGTCGCTAATCCAAGCGATTTATTGCCGAGTGACCAGAATAGCCAATGGGCCGCTCTGAATCCTATTGGAAACGGAAACGTCGCCCTACCCGATTTGTTGCAGGCCGGTTACCACATCGGTTTAGACACTATTGGACAGACCCTGAAGAACGCCAACTACCAGTTGCGGTCGGACCCTCTAATCGAGAAGAAGGATATTGGTCCATGGAACCAGAGTACGTATGAGCCCGATTATGGACGAGTGCCACTTGAAATTGGCAGCGCTGGTAAGTAAGAGCCGAAACAGCATACTCAGAATGGACCCAAAAATGGACCCAAAAATGGACCGAATAAATACGATTATTTTATGACCGAATTAATCATAAAATAAACGACCAGTTACATGTTATTCCCCCCCCGTTTACCATAGACCGAAAAACCTGCGGTTACTTCGGGTATGTCGTTTTCGGCGACCAGTTCGACGTTTCTTTGATTTTCCACCACCAATGACATCGCCCTCTGGTTTAGCTAAAAACCATTCAGTCATACTTTTTGGACTACGGTCCCCACTGTTATAGTAGCTCAATTTGTTGCGATATATTTTGTATATAGTTGGAAAACCACTTGCTTCTAATTTCGGCGAAGAGACATCTAAATAGTGTGTATTTATATTATTTATACCATCATCTTTTTTTGCCTCCTCTATTTCAGATACATGGATTGTCATACCCTCTAAATGTTTTGCTCCCTGGCTTACTCTTTTTTGCATTTCACCCCGGATGCCTTTTTTCATTACACTCCATGGACCCATTAAACTTTTGCAGTGACCACACCAGTTTGCATATATCTTACCAACGACCAGAACATTTTCATTGCTCTTGACACTGTCTGGTGTAACCGCTCCCGGACTCGATTTCGCCGTGACGTTTTTACGTGATTTAGTTGGTTTAGGTGACGATGTATTCGACTTAGTCCGTTTATTCGACCGCGTTGTTCTATGACTTCCACCCTCTTCCATTATATATTAAACCAATATTTTATTAGCCCCTGGAGAAAATAAACGCGTTTGCATACATAGATGTCGCAATTCTTTTATGAGTATACATATATATTTATATGGCAGTCAAAACGGGTAGTATAATAAAATACTTATTTCTATTATTGGTCTTTTTAGCCGGAATCTATGTCTGTCTGACGAATGGTATTTTAGTGAATAACGAGGGGTTCGACAACCAAGATGCGGGTAATGTCTCACCCCAGGGCTCGCTATGTCCCGACCTCTTAGTAAAACGGAATAACCGGCTATTGCTGTATAATTCCTCCCAACCCCTAGTGGACGGGTCCAATCCGATTGTCTTTGACGGTTTAGACGATTATATTCGTTATGTGGATGAACAACGGAGAAAGGGATTACATTGCCCCGTACTGTATTTACAGCAGGAGAATAATGCTCAGGGAGAGGACGTGTATCGCATGCGTCCGTCCCCCTTTTATGTCGAGGGAGGTCTACCGCCACTACCGATGGAAGTTCACGATAATACGATTGTTACACCTATTGTCGATGCATCGCGCCAAGACAAGAATTACAATGCCAATAGTTATCCTGGATTCGACCCTACGAGTCAGTATGTGGGAATCTATACTAATATAGATAAAATTCACGATTCGACTAAGAATGATGGGTCGGGACCAATGAGTGACAATCCGATGGACCCCAATTGGGGGGGTGTCGGAAAAACGTGGGATTCGGTTATGAATGGTAAATATGTGGGAAATGAAGTGACAAAACCCCTGTATCCGGCACTTGGACCAAAGTAATGAGCCAAAGTAGTGAGCCAAATTCTTTGTATATGACGTATTATACAAAGAATGTATGTGTAATGTCTAACTAACTACCCGGGTCCGGTGCAACATCCAATGCCGTTGTTAAATTAGCATATAAGGGTGTATCTGGGCCACCCATATAGTCAGAAGCCAAAATCTTAATATCAATATTATAATCCATAAATGTATTATACAATTTTTTTATCGATTCAATATTTGATAAAACAAATTGGGATGGTTTGTCTTGACCATTATTGGGCATTTTGTCATATAGTACGGATGAATTATCGGCTGTATTTTTCATATTGATTAGTAAGCTAAATAGTGCTTGTGCAACTGCTGTATTGTTTTTTATTGCACTTTGTAAACTAGTCGCATTTGACTGAAAGCTTGTTTTTAATTTATTATAGCTCATATCACTATAATGTTTAATTCCGTACATTGTGGGTGGGGGTTGAATATATCCCTCCCGATATTTACTTTCACTAAACATAGAGACGAGAATAATGACGAGTAAAAGTCCGACAATGACTTGGAAAAAATGACTAAACATTATATATTGAATATACACTATATTTTCATGGGCGCGCAATACTCAAGTATTTGAATATATTTTCGATAATCGTTTTGCTTATTTTGCGCGATTTCCCATTGGGGGCGTCGAGGGTCACTTTATTTAGGCAATCCGGGGTTTTCTCTAATTCGACCAACATCTTAGGAAAACTGTCGAAATGTTTCATAATGGCCGCCGCGGATAAGGCACTAATACCGGGTATTTGACATAACATGATTTCGCCCATATTTTGGGGGGTGATATTGTCGCTTTTCACCTTTTTCACGAATTGGGCGTAGCCGGGGGGGACGGCAGTTCCGCCCTCAACGATTGCATTTTCTGGACCCGTTGGTTCATTCACGTCGTTCGGCTGCGGTAGAGCCGGATTCAAAAAAGCGGGGGCCTTTCCCTTGGTCAAATCGCGGTCGATTTTGTTGGCCATCCATACCAACATTTCCGCCGATTCTTGTATAGAGGCCGTCCGAAATACGCTAAATCCTTTGAAGAAATGGAGGGAGGCAATGGCCGAATAAACCATCTTCTTTTCTAAGATAGACCTTAATTGCGATGTCATTCCCTCGACTAAATAGACTATATTGTGCGTGTGCATTTCGCCCGCATGGACCAACCGATGTGACTGCTCTTCATACCGCCCATCTTTGATACTGGCGAGCAAATCGGTCAAGGATTTGCGCTCAATAATCGCGACCGGTTTGTCTTCGTCCGTATGAATGAGAATGTCGCCTAGGGGTATGACCCGCTTTATCAATTGGATACTGGTCGTATTTCCCTCGGTATGGATAATAGAATAACATTTGTCATAGAGTGATTTCTCGCGTTCATCGATAATAATCTTCATTTACTAAGATGGTGTATTAAACGGTATGTCGTTATATTCTTTTGACTTTATATTAGAAAATAGTATCAGAGTAGTATGATGCCAATTTAGATACAATATATTGGGATAGTATATACCGGAATATTATTTATGTCAACATTGAATCAAAAAACTAAGAATCCCACAACAAACAGAACCAAAAAACGGAGCAGTTCGATTACTATATGCAAGATAAGTCAGGATAAAAAACAGGACAAATTGGACAAAACACAACTAAGGTATTATATATTTTCACTTCCTAAATTAGAAGAATGGTTGTTAATGTGGAACGGAAATAAAATGGTTATTAACGACAATGTGAGAAGATACAAAGATGCAATAGATGAAATCTATTTCAGCGGATATACTATCAATTCCAATCCGGATAAATTATCAGTAGAAACGAACATAACTGCAAAAAAGAAATACACAGTAGAATGGTTTGTATCATGGGTAAGGAATATTAATAAATTAATCACGTCTGAATACAATTTATTAGATAGGATTGTTTTAATACCGACCGGATATGCAGTATATTATT